TTTCGTAGTGGATTGCCTGCAAAACTTTCCGTGCGTCCCATTTTTCGATTTCATTAACTGATCCATATCCAGCCCTTGCAAGTTTGAAATAAATCAGCAAATCGTCATCCGAGGCCTCTATGTTTGGACGCTTTGAATCATTGACACAGATTGTTGAAACTCTGCAAAGAGGCCCTTCAAAAAAGGAGTGATGTTTTCCTTAGCGACAGCAATACAAACGCTCACATAATCTTCCCGTGCTTTTTCATCTTCAAATGTGTTTGCGTCTATCTTAAAATCGCCCCGACTATCACTGTAAATGCAGCGCTTAAAGCAGACATCTAAACATTGTTCTATTTTTTTACTTGAAAATCCTAGACAAACCATATCTTTAATAGCTGTTTCCATATCAGTACTTGTCTTGAAATCGACTTTCTTAAATTCTTCAAGAATAGCCTGGTAGAGGGCTTTTGAATCTGCAAATGGCGAGACAGTAATTTTTAATACTGCGCCACTTGGTAGTTTAATTTCTTTCACATTTTACCTCAAAATATTTATAATTATCAGAATTATTTGTTAAATTTCCATTGGGTAGGATGAATGTAACTTTTTTATTTCTAACATTTTTTTGAAATATTTTTTTAATTTCCTTAAAATCATTTATAATACCATTAATTTCTTCATGTGATAATGGATTTTCTATGAAGGATCTATTCCATTTTGATTTTTTTTCATTCATTATGAATTGTCCTATGTGATAGCTCTCGGAGCATTGCTAAACTTCATCATATAAACTGCAACTGATTGAGACGGATCCCCTTCGACATTCGATGTTGCTTCCACTTGTTTGTTAAAAACTCCACCAGACATGATGTACGTATCGTTGGTTATATTTCCTGCACCATCCCCTAATTTCTTGATAAATTCACCAATCATCAATGGAAATGCAGCGAAGTTATTGTTTTGTTGTACAAGCAAGTTGTTTAAAAATACATCGTCAGAAGATCCTCTGATAACCCGTAATTTTACTTCACATTGCAAACCTGTTGTGTTTAAGCCGTAAATGCTATTGCCATTTTTACCAGTCTTTACCTGCGCGATATCCGAAGGAAAGGTTAATTCCACGATATTTCCATCGGCAAAATCTGCTAACGCCCTATTGTTTATGATTACTATGTCATTACCTGACATTGCCACCGTTGACATATTTTACCTCCTTATGGATTTACGTAGACAAGAACGGAACTTTTTTGAATTGCGCCTGCTTCTTTAAGCGCAATTTGCACCAACGGCGCTTCTCGCGCTTGTCTTGCAGCAGCGAGCTGTTGAGAAATTGGCTGAGAATAAATGTAATAACCATATTGCGCAATGTTTTGGAAAAACAAAAGCTGATTTCCAAATGTCGTCGAACTTGTCCAGCTCCCAGGCGCACTGTACTGGTTAGAAACAGCCTGTTGACAAACTGTACGATATGCACTTTTCAAACCATCCATGCCATTTTCTGTTTGCGGAACTTTTGTGCCAGTTTGAGCCAAATAGTTATAGCCCGCAACTTGTAACGCGCCGACAAACCACTCGAGATTGTACACTTGGTCGAAAAACTTATTTTGTCCAGAACTGAAAACTGCTGGATCCCCTTGTATGGAAACATAACAATCTGCACCGGCTGCTTGTGCTAAATTCAAAATTGTTTGGGTCATGCTTGGATCTGGTTGAATACCGAGCAACTGCTTTAGGTGCATGGTGATGGTGGTATTTGAGCCATTGAAATTGACTGACAATCCGCGCCCACCATATGCGGCCATCATTTGCAGTGCAGTAAAGCCGTTGGTAGATGAATCGCCATAGTACAATCCGCGAGAGTTATTAAAAGACCCGCTTCTTAAAAGATCTAATGTTCCACCGGCTTCGATATCTGTTTGAGAATAAGAAACGAAAAATCCGATCAAATTCAATGGTAAAATGATTGCCGCTGCTGACAAAACATCTGCTTGACCAAGATCGGCAACCGTGTCTGTTGGCATGACTCCAAAATACTGCACCACTCCTTGAGTTCTGCTGATTGCCGCACCATAGCTTTCTCCCGCTGAAACAACGGCAGGAGTAACAGTGACAGGAACGGTTCCTACGACGAGAGTGTTAGCTGGAATTATGATCAAACTAGAGCCGTAGATACCTGTGATTGTTAAAAGTTCACTGGCGATAGATCCAGTGACTGTGCATTGACTAAGGCCAGGAAGAGCACGTAGAGCAGTTTGAACATCACTTGCACTTGCATCCCACGATAAACTAGATGTGGTATTGCCATTGAATTCTATTTCAAATGCGCCGTCAGTCGGCTCAGCAGAGAATGTCAAAGTTTGAGTTCCCACTTCTCTCAAAATGACAATAAGCTGACCGCCTCCAGCCAAAATATTTGGCTGTTGGCTAAACGCAGCATTTGCCATCAAAAATGTCGCAGAAGACGTGCCAAAATCAGTGCCAACAGAAGACGGATCGGCATAAATTGCATATCCCAAAGCTCCTCCGGCCCATCCATTTGTTACGATAGTAGGAGTCACCGTAATATCCACCGAACCTGCTGTTTGCAACGAATCAGTAGGAACTGTTGCCAATGGTATAGCCCCAAATTGGCCTGGTTGTGTTAATGTGAGTGTTTTGCTTGCAATAGAGCCACTTACAGTGACATTAGATAAGCCGCTAAGAGCCTGAATTTTTCCTTCAATCGTAGCCGCGGAATCATTCCACGCGATAGATGCGGTCGATAAAGTGCCGAATTTTAGTACAAACGCGCCACTCGCAGCCACAGCACTAAATCCAATAGTTTGTACTGGAGGTGCTGGTGGATCGCTTGTGATTAAAGCTAAATTGCTCGTGTTATATGCGTTTACGCCGGGATTTGCAGATGACACCGAGACGGTGACAACATTGTCGATAGAAAGTGCAGTCATTTTTTGCTCCTTAGGTCAGGGATTTGTGATCACCTGTGGTGTTGCAAATGTATCATAGTAATCTGGAGTTTGGATCAACTTAACAAAATACTGGAGAGCGACCTGAAGTTGGAAACGATACGGAATCGCTGCACCATCCACATGTGACAAATTGACAAAATTTGTGGGCAATTTTCCAATAAAAAAACTGTTAAACTCTTGTTGCTGTTCCGCGTATTGACTATTAAGAGCCATCAAAATATTTGCTCTTTTATCGCGGGCTTCTGGACCGCGACTGATGGCATCCACTTGCAGCGTGTCAAACATGTTGATCGATTGAATCGTTTGTAAATTTGGCCCATCCCAAAAATTCGTATTTCCGAATGGTTTTGAACTTAGCACACTGACAGCGATATAAAGAGAATAGTCTTTTGGTTCGTTTAATTTTTGATCCCACAAATAAATATGATCATTGGCCAATCCCAATTGATTTTTAAGAATGTCGCAGAATAAAATTAAGGGCGTCCCAATCAAAATCTGTGCAGTGGCTGTTGCGGCAAGTGCATCCGTGACTTGGATGGTGTCATAGGCATTTTGAGGGCTACTCGGGACTGCCGAGGGTGAGAGATATCGCCCGGTCGATGAATTTATAGTGCCTCCAGCACCACCGGGGAGGACAGAATAAACGTACGGAGCCGTGCCACCAATCCCTAAAAAAGATGTCATCAGACCGGCGCCGATTGCTGTAACGTTTTGAGTGAGTGTTAAGGTCATGGTGTTGGCGGTCCTGACGATGTCCAGTCTTGGCAAAGTTCATAGTAGCGGTACTTATAAAGTTCGTAATTTTTGTTTGCTAAAACTCGATACTGCACGCCTAAATACGTCACAATATCATCAATTTTTAACTCGAGGGTGATATCTGAATGAAGCATGTAGGAGGACCACTGACGTTGACCTTCAGGCTGCATCTTCAATTGCCGTCCCCCTAATGGCTGCCACACACCCATAAAGGTGATATTCTGCACACTTTCTATCACTTGGAAATCAGAAACCACTTTAGTAATTAAACCAAATGTCATGGGCTGAAACCAATCCTGCAATGCGCCAAACATGTCAGGAACTGTGCCTGAATTTTGGTTGAGTGGAATGGTATTAGCGTTCATGATTGTCGGAGTACTCATTTGGTTTTCTTCACATCAAAAGTAATGGAATCGCGAAGTTGGTGAGTTTCTACCAAAATCTGTTTTACCTTTTTTTGTTCCAATGTCTTGGGACTTAATGGAGTCCATGTCCCAAAACCGCCTGTGTCAAAAGCTTTTAAAACAGTCGCGACAGCCTGTGTTCCGATCTTTTTTGCAAGTTGAGTAACAGTATTCGTTTTGAGAATTTCTGCTAGATCTTGTTCCGTAATCGCATTTTGTTCGGCGAGTATTTTTGGTAATTCGAGAGAAAGTGGCATTCTTAGAAATGACCTGCGAGGAATATCTGAAGTACCAAATTCATGAGCAGCGCCAATAGTAGAATTAGAAAGATGGCTATCTTTTCTTGCATTTTTTCCGCCTAGAATTCCTACTCTTACTTGAATATTATTAGATGTAAATGCCTTTGCAAATGCGTCTAAT